AAGCCCTGTAGTTTTTGCTTCCCCTGTAAATTGTTGATAATCTACCTGTAAGCCATTTTTCGAACTAGCTGAATACAACATGGGTGTCGTGTGGGCGCTCATGAGCCCTGAATAATTATCAAAGTTAATCGAGATTTTTTGAATGGGGTAGTAATAATCGGCATCAGTAGAATCTGCGTATACTCTGGGTTTACAATAAATAATTAAAAAATCGGGAATTGCGGAAAGTGTAATTGTTTGGGATGATAATAAAGCGGTTCCTTTAGATGCAATTGCTTCAGTAAATCGGGAATTATATCTCGGAAATTCAAACCACGGCACGAGAGACCGAACCGGTAAGGGTAGGCTAAGGGATGGCGTACAAAAAACGCAATTAATACGCGCGTTAGTAATTGGTGAAGCTGATGATGTAGTATTATTGAAACTAATCGCGGTAATATCTCTATCATTTCCAGTAGTAGAGCGAATAACACGCGCAGAATTAGCAATTAACGATGGGGATTGAAGATTCATGACAAACGAAATATTTTGAATAGAGAAGAGCCCTGTATCGTTTTCACTATCTGCATAAATAAAAGGTGATAAACATATTTTTTCAGTAGAAGTAAAAATAATATGAATAGGGTAAGTTGTAATAGCACCAGTAATAACGGGGACACCATCAACATAATTTACAGTAACCCCATTAGTTGTGTACGAACCACCACCGGTTAAAATTGCTCCTGCTGAGTTTGTGAAAAATATATTGTTATAAGCACCATTGGGGACATAATCATTACCAAAGCCAGAGCCATAGGCATTTAAAGGCGAATTATTGGTCAAATAACCATCATTATATGATGCGTAATTATCAGCCATGTAAGGGCAAGTACGAACCGCACGATTTGCCGCGCTATCTGTAAGCCGTAATACTTCGTAGAGTGTATCACTGTTGTTGGTAGAAACTGTTGTATCATTAATGGTCGCAGTCATGGTACTGACGAGACTGTTCAGCGGAAATTGACAGAGGGCACAGTCGAGACCAAATCTAAGAACGGGAAGACCAACGGTTGGGGTACCCCCTACGTCAACGGATAAAGTAAGCGCAACGGTCGCAGTCCAATCTATGGCACGGTCAATAAATACATTTTCTGATGGACTCGTGAGCTGAAACGTAATTTGTGAAGAAGTCGCCGCAATTGCTTGGAAGACACCCGCAGTAACAGAGACCCCACCCTTTTGGATTCCATAACTCATTTGATTCTGAACAATTCTATCATCATAAATAGCAATCTTTTTAATATCACTCATATATATATATTATAGTATAAAAAAAATATTTTCTAATCTTTTTTTTATATTGAATAAAACTAAATATAAATTTATAAATGCTTTTTCCTAAACATAATTTTAATACTTGTTGAGCTGTATGCGGGCATTGCGATGGGATATAAATTTAAATCTAAACGATTTTTCCAGTAAATCTGCAGGTCGATTTGTGTTAATGGTTGATTTGAAGCAGTGAAAGAGCTTAAACGATATTCTCCAGATGGTACATAGCTTAAAAATTCACGATAAGCCGAAGCCCCTGTATCCATTCCCAGCGCTATATCTGTAATGATAGGTTGAAACGCATTAGACGTTGTATTACCATCTGTATTATCAGAGAAAATAGTTGGTGCGGCTACTCCTTCAGAAACAAGGGGAATTGTTCCACTAGTAAATACAATAGAACTTATAGGACTCCATAAAGAAGAAGTAGATTCATAATTTTGAGACATGACTATATAACCCGCCGTAGATGGTTGAGGATTTAAATTTGTAGCTAGTGTTGAAGGTGCAAAATAATTTTTATAATTCTTATTTGAAATTTGTAATTGATAGGGAAGACTTGTACTAATAATACCAACATTTTTATAATCAAAATTAGATAAAAGATTATATAAATCAGTATTAAAACTCATTTTAAATATTTCATTATTAGGTGTTATGCTGCCAATTGAATTATTACAAGATGATAAATCAGACCAACCCCGACAATCAAAATAAAAATCAAATAATTTACTATTTTCATTATATACTAACTTGGCGGGTTCTGTATTAATTAAAACAGTAGTAGTACCGGCTGCCGCATTATATAAAGTTTGTAATTCAGTAAAACAACTTTGAATAGTTGTATTAATTAATTTTGTAAAATGGTCGTAGGTATAAATCCAATAATAAGTCCCGCGCCGGTCAACATTATCTAAAGGTGCATTTGGTAGCGATGTACTACTATTAGTAAATGCATCTAATGATTCAGAAACATAGATTACATCTTTCGTTGATACTAGCGGCGTTATTAAAGAACCTTTAAGCATTGATATAGATATTTTTAAATTTGTTAAATTTATATTTGCTTGGCCTCTTTTAATTGGTAAGCAACACAAGGGTAAGTCCTTGTTGGGCCCGTTCATACTGAAGCGAATGATGGAAAAATAATATTTACTAATATTATTTATAATAGGTGTTGAACGTGTTTCTGAAAATCTCAAAATATTAGAATCGCCACCAAGTTGTTTTTCATTATTATCACCGCTTATGATATCTAAATTATAATATACTATGTCGGGACCATCTGCATCTATATTGCCTTCATTTGTAATATAACTTTTGTAATTCATATATATATATATATTTAGATTATATATTTTTATTTTTTTATTATATTATATGTAAAATGTGTAACCGCATTTTCTATAGTTCCTAAATTATGTTTATTTTTATAATCATTTATAAATTTATAATATTTATCTAAATTATCGTTAAGCATCAAAAGACGACAACAACAATGACGCCCGCAAGTATTAGAATTTTTATCACTTTGAAATTCAAAATTATTATAATATACTTGGTAACCACTTGAACGTAGTAATTGCGTCAATCTTTTAGTTTCCATGTCTAGTTCGTCGCGTTTCGCTTCAGTAAGCCATTTCATGGGTTCGTCCGGTTTGGTTCCGTACGGATCAAAGAAATCTATTCTATTCCCTTTTTTAATTAAACATTGCCAATGCCCTGTAGAATCATCTATAGTATTGAATAATAACATGCATCGCCCTTTATCGTCGAATATTTGGTCTATGTGTTCTACTTCATTTAAATAAGGATAAACACAAATAAAAATGTCTTCTCCTAAAAGGTCTTCTATATCTCCATCTGATAAAGCATAGTCTTTTAATTTTTCTAAATCTAAGCCAGAACCAGAAACGGGGTCTTCGTCTTCTTCATCATAAACAAATGCTCCTAGTGAATCATTTGATGAACCTTGTCCCGGTGAGCCTCTAGGTGGTTGCTGTGGTGGTAGTGTTAATAATGTTGAATATGGTGATGGTACTGTTGTTAGTGTTGAATAATGTAATGGTTGTGGTGGTGGTGGTCGTGGTAGTGGGTCATTTGATGAACCTTGTCCCGGTGAAGTCATAATAAATATTGGTTCAGTTGTGCCCGGTCTACCTATTTCTCGTTCTCGTTCTTCTCGTGTACGAAATCTTAATGGTGCTTGTGGTGGTGGTGGTAGTGGTCGTGGTCTTGTTCGTTGTTCTATTCGTAATTTATTTATTTGTTCTTTCCAATTTGTTATATTATTTTTTATTCTATTTATTGCTTGTTTTTGTGATTGTAATGTTCTTTCATTACTTTTTATTAATGTATCAAAATAATTAACTTGTGAATCTAATGTATTCCATTCTTGTTGAGTTTCAGTTAATGCACGTTGTCGTTTTAAAATTCGTAAATTTATTTTATTTGTATTATTATTTACTTCAAGATTATTATTTGATGTTTCTAATAATGCGAGTTCTCTTTCTGCTAGTTCTATTTGTGTATTATAAGAATCTATTATAGATTGATTATAATTTACGTCCATATAATATTATTAGATATAAAATAATTCATTATATATAATAGTTTTTTTTCTTTTTCTTTTTTTGTATCTTTTTTATAATAAATATCTTTTGAATGTTTTTTATTATAATTATAATATATATTATTTTGTTTTGTTTTATTATTATAATAATCCCTTGATTTTTGTTTTAATAATTCACGATTTGCTTCTCTATATTTTAAATAATATTCTTTCATGTATGCTTTCCGCTCTTCATAGGACCAACCCATTATAAATAACTATATATTTTAATTAGTTGTTTACCCGCGTTTCTATTTTATTTACAGAAAACAACTATTTAATTGATTACATGGAATAAAACCGGTTTTATTCCATGTAATTAAGCCCTCTTATTCATTTTATTTACTGTAATATAAATAAACCGTTTAAATTTAGTTATTTTCTATTATATATTATATATAATGCAAGAAACTATTATTAATAACATGATTGAAGAAAATAAAAGATTACATTCTCAATTATTAGAATCTTATGAAAACAATATTAAAAGTTTAAGAAAACAAAATGATACATTTAATGATATTATTAAATTAATGACTGAAAAATTTAATAATGAAACCGAAAAATTAAAATTAAAAATATTAGAATTAGGAAAAGAGATTATAGATAAAGATGAATTAATTTCTGAAATGACCGACTCGTTATATTCTGAAGCCTTGGAAAATGATATATTCAAGTACGCTTAATAATTTTTAATTATAATTTCTTTTACTTTTCTTTTTTCTATATTTTGTGTATGTATATATGTTGTTATAACATTTATTATTTTAAAATCTTTAAATAATTGTCTAGCTTCTTTATTATCGTTATAACTTAATAAAAACTTACCTTTTATATTTTTTAATATATTGTATAATTCATGTATATTAATATATTGATTATTATAATATTTTTCTTTTTCGCTCATACTATAAGGCGGGTCTAAATAAAAGAATGAATTAGGACCATCATATTTTTTTATAACTTCTTGGTAATCTTTATTTAATATTATTGTATTTTTTAATCTCTCATTATATTTATTACCATAATTAGAACTTATATAAAATTTATTTCCAAATGTTCGCCCCTCACCAAAAAAAGAAAGTTTAGTTAATAATAAAAGATGTATAAATTTGTTATATTCTGTTTTTGGTTTATAATTTTTTAATATAATAAATTTATCTTTATTATAATCGCCATTTATTGAATTACTTATTTCATTACCATCAAATTTTTTAAATCCTTTTATTAATGTATATATATTTTTGTCTAAATCATTTATAACTTCTTTTTTTGATGGTTCTTTATAAAAAAATAAACTACCCGCGCCAAAAAATGGTTCAATATAGTTCATAGATTCATAATTAACAGGGAATAATTCAAGTAATTTTTTTTTAAGTCTTGATTTTCCACCCAATCGCCCATAAGGTGCCGCAATTCCTCCAATTACATTATTATACATGTATATATAATATATTTATATTATAATTTTATATTTTCATATAAGTTTTTTGTTCAGATAAAGAGTGCCCCATGGCATCAGCATCTGCCTTCATCTCATTTAAATCATATTTACTGCTTAGGTAAATATGTCTTAACATACTACTTCCAATCCGTTTTCCATCAAATAATTTATTTAATAATCTTGTTGTACTATTTAAATTAAATGGTGATCCATCAGAGAAAACTAAAAACCTAAATTCAATATTTTTCTTAAATAATAATTTCTTATCGGGATTTAATGGATGATGTTTTAAATATAAATCAATTATATCTAATAAATCATTTTCTATTTTTATTTTTTGGATTCCATATTTTTTACTAGTTTTATAATTTGTAAATATAAATTCTTTATTTTTATAATCAAGATAATTTTTATTAGAATCTAAACCATCTTTATATTGAGTTATAAAATACATTTCTATATAATCGACATTTCTACGAGGTGGTATCATTGTGTATGCACAAAGAACCAATAAAGATAATAATTTATTATATTGAGCTACAGAAATAATTTTATTATTTACAAATTCAGAAACTTCATTTTTTAGACGTTCCCGAATTGTAATTATTTCATCCCATTCAATCCAATTTTTATTTTCTTTTTCTGTTTTAATACTTGAATCAATATTTTTCATGTCATTAGCTTTATTCATCATTAATTCAAAATAAAATTTATGTAATTTTTTATATACTGGTTTATCATTATATAAACCTAAAATGGAAGTAATAGCGCTTAAAATTGTTTTCTTTGTATTATCTGAATAATTTTCTAATTTCTTTAATATATCATCGGTATTTTTTAAAAACATTAAATTATTAAATGATTCTTTATTATTTAGATTAATCAAGTACTTGACATATAAATTAATAGATTTATCTGATAAATTTTTATCTTTTAATTTTTGGAATAATTCAATTACAAATTCGGAAGACATTATATAATATTACAATAGATAATTATTTATTTTATTTACTGTATTATTAAATTAAACTAAACATTTTTATTTTATGGTATAGCATATTGTGGGGGAATTGGTGGCGGTATAAATTGCGGTGTTGGTGGTCGTGGTGCTGGTGCTAGTGGATTCAATGACGGTGCGGGCGTTGCATCTGTTATTATTTGGTCTAATACTTTTTTAGATTCTGCTCTTGATTTCATCGACTTTTCGAAATCTGTTAATCTTAAAAGTCCTACGGTTGATTTAGCCAATATTTGACGTCTTTTTAAATCTAATCCAAAACCCTTCATATTTTCCCTTAAATAATTAATTATATTTTCAATTAAAAAATAAGCTTCTTTTCCATAAATTAACTTTGCATTATTTGCACGCCCTAATTCTTTAATTCTAAATCCTTCAAGACGTGTTCTTACTGTAAAATATAAATTTTCAAGTATATTAATTAATTTAACAAAATCATTTTCATCAAAAAAGATAATATTTTTTACTAAATATTGCATATATTTAAATATATTGGATAATACGTCTCTTAAATCTCCTTCAATAATTTGGGCGGTAATACTATCGAGAAGTAATTGACCACCTAATTTATCGCCTTCAATTGGTGATAGTTCAACCATTGGCGGAACTACTTCGCCTTCTTCTTTCATTGCTTGTAAAGAATCAACCCGTCTTTGTAATAATTGTTTTCTATATTTTTCATATTCATCACTATTTAATGCTGCGGAATATGTAATATTTGAACCCCCCGAAACATTACCATTACCATCATAATCATAACTTTTAGATTCACCAAATAATTTTATTCCTCTTTGTTTTCCAAGTAGTCGCGGAACTTGATTTTTTAATAAATTATTATCTCTTATTTTTGCTTCAAGTGATGTATTATAATAATTTTGAATAGCCTTTTTTCTGTTTTCTTCGTGATATTGTTGATTAGTATTCATATATATATATATTTAGATTTAAATTTATATATTTAATTATATTATTTAATAAAGACCTTCATTTTTTACAATTTTTGAGGCTTCAATTAATCCAACACCGCGTTCGTTCATTACTTGTTTTACAATTGCCGCACGTTCAGAACGAGCAGCACCACTAGAACCACCTATTGCGCTCATATTTCCACACTGTGCCCCGCCATGCATATTTGTTGGTCTGTGTACGTAGCCACCCTTGGCATCGCTTGTTTCAATACCTCTTTCATTTGCCATGGCTAACTGTTTATTTCTTGCTGAATGAGATGGGCGGCGATATTCTCGCGGGTCGCCGGCTCCAATAGTAGATGCGGCTTTTAATATTCCAGATATTGCGCCTAATGTTGCAGCCATAGGTGCCGCAATTGGAGCAAGTGGAGTAAAAGAAAGCGCACCCGATAAACCACTTGCTAAACCTAAACCATTGCTTACACCACTTGCTAAATTTCTATAATACTGAGCAGACGCTCCACCCTTAACGCCTTCTAATTTTTTAAGTAATTCTTCATTAAATTGAAATTTAAATTTTTTACCACTTCCAACAATAGCGCCTATAGGTACATTTTTAAGAATTGAAGGCGCCATAGTTGCAAGTGTCATGAGCATCATAGGAGATAAAAAACCTCCTGTTACTTCATCTTTTGGAAAAAATAAAACATCTTTTCTATTTTTTCCGAACCCAACAAGACCTCGAATGGCTCCTATTGGATTTAAACCCATGGCTTGCGCAGCCATTAATGGAAGAATAAAACCCCCTTTAGCTTCTTTATTTTTTCCTAAACCAACAGCACTTAAACCCATATTAGCAAGCGAAGAAGGTAATATGGAGCCTAATACCGCACGAGCTGCCATTGATGCGGCAGGGTTTGAACTATTGCGTGAGCTTACATAAGCATTCATTAAGTTCATAGGGTCAAGAAATCCACCACTTGCGCCTTGCCCTCTCATTTCTATACCGGGATTTTGTTGTCTATTTATTGCTTGTTGACGTTGTAAATTTGCCATAATTGCGTTATCAATTTCTTCACGTCCTATCATTTCGAATGGTTCTTCAGCTCTCATATTTGCAGGATGATTTTGTACCATTTGTTGAAATAATCGATGGTCAATATCTTCATTATTAGGGTCCACAACAAGAGGCGGAATATAATTTGGACCTCTTAATCTATTTAGAATTCCCATGTTAGGAATACCTAAGACTCCACCCTTTGTTTTTCTGCCTCTACCTTGTAAAGCGGCAAGTCTAGCACGTAATGCTACGGTATCGGCAGCTAATGCTTGTTCTCGTGCTGCTCTATCTAATTGAATTTGTCTTCCTCGTCTACTAGCTTCGGAAAGTGATGAACTTAAACTATTATAAGTGTTTCCTAATTCACCCCCAACATCTCTTAATCTATCAAATAATGCTGAACCTCCCAAAGCGGAAATTTGAGCTTGTAGTGCTGCTCTTTCGTTTGCTTGTGCTTGTCTTTCTGCTCTAATTCGTCTAGTATCTGCTGCTACTCTATTAGCGAACGGGGTCAAATCTGTTTTTATTTGGCTTCCTAAATTTAAAAGAGATTGACCTAATGAACCGCCCTTTGATTTTTTTATTTTTTTCATTTTCTTCATTTGGTATTCGTCATATAAATTATCAAATTCCATTATATATATATATATGATAAAATAAAAATTATTATATATTTATATATTTATATATTTATATTTTAATATAGTAGGTTATCGCCATAATCTAATAT